GGTCAGCACGACGGCCGCCTCGTTCTCGGGCGGCACCGACGGTGTGACGACCATCACCTCGGCGACGCTGATCGGGTCCGACAGCACGACGCCTCGCAAGGGCATGTATGCGCTGCGCTCGCAGGGGTGCAGCGTGGCGATGCTGGCCGACGCGACCGATCCGACGCAGTGGACGCTTCAGTCCCAGTTCGGCGTCGGCGAGGGCGTCTACATGATCCTCTCCACGGCGCTGGGTTCTGCCATCACGAACGGCACGACCGGCTCCGTGGACCTGAAGGCGAGCGCCGGTCTGGACACCTACTCGTGCAAGTTGATGCACGGCGACGGGCTGTTCTGGCAGGACACGACCAACAACGTGGTCCGCATCGTCTCGCCGCAGGGCTTCGTCGCCGGTCTCCTGGGCAACCTGTCGCCCGAGCAATCGACCCTGAACAAGCCGATCTTCGGCATTCAGGGCTCGCAGCGGTCCGGGCTTCCCGGCTCGGGGCTCAACGGCACGTATGCGAACGCCGAGCTGCAGGCGCTGTTCACGGCCGGCATCGACGTGATCGCCCTGCCTGCCGCGGGCGGCTCCTACTGGGCCTGCGGGCGCGGCTGCAACGCCTCGTCGAACCAAGCGATCAACGGCGACAACTACACGCGGCTGACCAACTATATCGCGACCACGATCAACGCCCTCGGGGTGTTCGTCGGCCAGATCATCAACGCGCAGTTCTTCGGCAACCTCAAGGCGGCGCTGCTGGGCTTCTTGGCAAACATGACGCAGGCCGGGCAGCTGTCGCAGCCGAGCGGCGCAACGCCCTACAGCGTGGTGTGCGACACGTCCATCAACCCGCCGAGCCGAACGTCGCTGGGCTACGTGCAGGCGAACATCGTTGCGATTTACGGTCCGATCGCCGTTTTCCTCCTGCTGGACCTGCAGGGCGGCCAGACCGCGGTCGTCACGGTGACGGACTCCACCGGTCAGCCGATCACCTAGCCCATCCGGCCCTTCGGCAAGGCCGTCTTGCCAGCGTCGTGATGACGCGGGCCATCCGATACATGGAGCCGCTTCATGCCGATCATCCTAGGCCAAGGTAGCTTCTCAGTCGGTCGAGACTGCACGCTCGTGATCATGCACCCGCTGGCGGCGTCAGGCCGGGTGGACATTCCGAACGTGACGTCCTTCCGGTCCGCGCAGGTGACGGCGAACGTCAAATCCGATCGGCTCGACGGCATTCAGCTGGCCGCCGAGTTGCCGAAGGGCTGGACGTTCAACTTCATGGCCGACCGCGGCTCGCCAGGGCTGGACAACCTGTTCGCCCTGATCGAACAGAGCTGGTATATCGCCGGCATCCTCAATCCATGCTCGGTGTATCAATACATCACCGAGAAGGACGGCTCGACCAGCACGTTTCAGTACACGCAGGCGTCGCTGAAGTTCGACGATCCAGGAACGTGGAAGGGCGACAGCAAGGTCGAGCAGGCGTTCTCCGGTGAGGCGTGGCAGCGGCTGGCCGTATGAGCGATCCGATCACGCTCATCGACGCGAAGGGTCGCAAGCTCACGGTCCGCGAGATGGATCTTCTGCAGCAGATGCGGTTTCTCCGCGCGCTTGGCCCTCAGCAGCGGACGTTTACGCCGGGCCAAGTCGACCCCTACGTTGAGACGGCGCAATGCGTCGCGATGGTGTCTGCGATCGACGGGCATCCGTTGCCGCCCATCACGTCCGAAGCCAATCTCGACGCGGCCATCGCAAAGGTCGGCGACGACGGTGTGAACGCCATCTCGGCTTGGTTCCGGGCGCGTGCGAAGGAAGCCGCAGAGGCGGCCGACGCGGCAATGGAGGACGGCAAGGCCGCCGACCCTTTGGCTCCGTCCGGCTGATCGTCGAAAACCCGGAGATCCGGCAGTTCCTTTGGCTGGTCAAGAACCGCGTGCCTTGGGATGAGGCGCTGGCGCTTGACGCGGAAGAACAAGCGGCGTTCAGCATTATCTTTTCCGAGCTGAACGGCGGAAAGTTCAACTGGCTGACGCGCGAGTGGGAGAAAACCTGATGAATCTCACGCTCGACGAGATGCTGCTGCACTTAGCCGAGGTCACGATCGCGATCCGGCACGAGACGCACGAGGCGCTGACGCACGCCGCGCAGATCGTGCAGCGCGAGGCGCAGCAGGAGCTTGGGACGTATCAGGGCGCGGCGGGGCCGTTCGCCGCTTGGGCCGAGCTGGCTGACGCCACCAAGGAAGAGCGCGTGGCTCTCGGGTTCAGCGAGAACGATCCTGGCGTGCGGACGGGCGAGATGCGCGACAGCATTCAGTATTCGGTCGGCACCGGCGCGGACTGGCAGCAGGCAAACGTCGGGTCGGACGATCCGAAGATGGTCTACTTCGAGCTTGGGACGATGACGCAGCCGCCGCGCTCGGCGCTCGGCGGCGCGGCGTTCCGGCGGGCTCCGGAGATCGCGCATGCGCTGGGCGAGGCTGCCGTGCGGGCGTTGGTCGGGCCGCACACGCGCATTCGCATCCCTTAAGGGCGTGGCGCGCCAGAGCCTAGGCCAAGCTGCACCATCAAAGCGTCCCACAGCGCCAGACCGATCAAGCCGCCGACCACGATGAAAAACGGCACGAACAGGCCAAGCGCGATCACGCCGAGGCAAAGATCAACGAAAGACGCGCGCTTGAAGCGGCTCTTGAACGTGTCGGCGTGGACCTCGCGCCACTGAGGCGTGCCGCCATCGTCCTCAAACGCGTCGTGGTCGATGGTGCGTCGCGGCGGCGGTTTTCTGAGCGTCATGCGCGTAAATTAGACTGACCGAAGCGGAAACGCAACGTCAGGTCTCGTGAGAAAGCGGTTGCATGGCGATTGACGTTTTCAACGTCGGCGTGAACATCGCCATGTCCACCAATGGCCCGCAGGTCATTGGGACGCTGCTGCGGGACTTGGGCGGTCTAGGCCGAGCCGCCACGGCCGTCGAGAAAAACTTTGCCGCGCTGAAAGTTGCGGCTGTCGGCGCGCTCGGCGTGCTGGCCGGCTCCGCAGCCATCAAGGGCCTGTGGGACATCGTGGAAGCCGGCCGGGAGCTGAACCGCGAGCTTGAGCGGACCAAGCAGCTGGGCGGCGACTTCGCCAAAAACATCGACCGGACGCGCGGGATCGCGTTCCAGACATCGTTCGACGTGCCGACCGTGACGCCCTCACAGGCTGTGCGGCTGCAGCGCGAGCTTGGCGGCGTGATCGGCAACGACGTGGACGCCGGCACGGCGCTGCCCTACGCGGCCCGCATGGCGCACGTCGTCAGCAACTACACGGGCGAGAACGAAGAAGACGTCATCAAAAACCTGATCAAGTTTGCGGACATCAGGGCCAAGATTTTTACCGCCTCGACGGACGGCAAGGAGCACATCGACTTCGAGAAGCTGCTGCCCGAGATGGAGGCGGCTGCGAAGTCGCTGATCATCGGCGGCAACTACGTGAAGTCAGGCGATCTGCTGGCGCTCGCGAAGCAGGCAGGCGTGCCGATCAAGGGCATGGCGGGCGGCGACACGATCGCGGCGCTGGTCGAGATGGCGATTTCGCAGGGCGGCTCGCGGACCGGCACGGCGATCACGTCGCTGATGCAGCAACTCGTCGGCGGGACGATGACGGTCAAGACTGCGACGAACATGACGCGGGCTGGGCTGCTGCACGACGAGGATTGGTACACGGATCACGGCAAGGTCGTGGTCCGTCCAAGCGGCATGAACCGCAACGCGGACGCTGAGCGCGACCCGATCGCGTGGATCACCGGCCGCGGCAAGGAGATGATCGACCGCTACGCTCAGCAGGCCGGCATTTCCGAGGTTGCGGCGGTCTATCAGCTGTTCGGCCGGCAGACGACGCAGCGATTGGTCGCGGAGGGCTTGCAGGCTGGGCCGCAGTTCGCTCGAGCGCGCGAGTTCTTCGGCCAGGTGCCGGGGATGGGCGATCAGTTCAAGGAGCTGCAGGCCAAAGACCTCGACACGAACATCACGGGGTTCAAGAACGCTTGGACCGGGCTGATGCAGGCGCTTAGCGATGCCGGCACAGCGGGCGCGATTTCGATCCTGCACGGGCTGACGGACGGTATCCACTACCTGACGGCCGCTGCTGCAGCGCATCCCGGCGCGGTGCGCATTTTGCTTGAAACGGCCGCTGGGTTTGCCGCCCTCGTGGCGGTCGGCGGGGCTTTGGCGGTCACGGCGGCGGCCCTGTCGCCGTTTGCGGCAGGCATCAGGGCCGTCGCGAGTGTGGCAGGGCTTGGAAGCGCAGGCGCAGCCCTCACGGGCGTGGCTGGCGGCTTGCGGGCGCTCATGGGCGCAGTGGCCGCATTCTCGGTCGGCGTCGAAGGTGGTCGTGCGCTGGGCGGCTTGGCGAGCGGGTTCGACGCGAACCACCCGTGGGCGGCCAAGCTGGACGAATGGGGCGCGCGCCAGTTTCGCGGCATTGCATCCGGCTTGGGCCTTGTAGGCAAGCCAACGGACACTTCTCTGCCAGACAGCTACTATGCGTCGCACGGTCTCCCGAACCCCCACCCAGACCGCACGGACGGCAAGCGCCTTAACTACGTGCCGCCTTGGGTGCAATCCGGTCCACAGCCCGGCAGCACGGCGGACAACCCGCTGCACGTGCGAGGCGACGTGGCTGTGACGAACCCTGGCGACATTGAGCGGGGCGTCACGGCGGCGCAGACGCGTCAGCTTGGGCGTCCGAGCACGGGCACGACGAACGGCGATCCGCGCATGACGCCCGACTACGGTCTGCTGGGCGTGGGGCCATGAGCGGCGCGCTCGCCCGCACGCTCGGCACCGCTTCGGCGGTCGGCTCCGTCCTGTCGCTGCTGACGGGTGGATCGGTCGTCACGCTCGACGACATTGAGTTCCAGTCGTTCGAGGTTCCTGAGGCCGTCCAGTTCGGCGGCGCGCAGCAGACAACCATGCACGAGTTCCCAGGAGGGGCTCGGGTGATCGACTCCATGGGTGCCCGCGAGGGGCAGATCGCTTGGTCCGGCATCATGCTTGGGCTTGGCGGCTCCGATCGCGTTCAGCAGCTCGACGAGCTGCGCCAGTCCGGCGATCAGGTGACGCTGACGTGGGGCGATTTCTCCCGCACCGTCGTGGTCACAAGCTGCACGTTCGACAACCGCTATGAGCAGATACGCTATTCCATCCAGTGCGAGGTCGTGCCCGACGGCGACGACGGCACGGGCGGCGTGGCTCCGTCCCCGTTGGCGCAGATCGGCGATGACATCAACTCGGCGGCGGGGTTCGACCTGACCGGCGACGTCACGACTGGGCTTACGGCCGCCTCGGCGATCGTGGCCCCTGCGGTCGGCGTGCTGGCTCCGTCCGCAAGCGCGTCGTTGTCATCCACGTTGGCTACGACGTCCTTGTCGCT